GTACCTTAACGGCATTTCAAGCGAAGTCAAACGTATCGACATTCTGTTGAACCGTACCCGCGAGGACTACGCCACTCGCCATGAACTAAAAGAAGATATGGACCGTGTGATGGAGGCACTACACCGTCTGGAGGATAAAATAGATCGCGTACTCACGCACACAAGATAGAGGGTACGCCGTCATGAGAGGAGAGCACGGTGGACCCAGTTACTATATTTGCGGGGTTAAAAGCGGGTATTGCTGCAGGCAAGGAAATACAGAGCATGGTGTCCGACTTGGCGTCCCTTTGGGATTCAATCGACAACGTACGGTCTGCTCACAGTAAGAAGAAATCAAGCCCTTTTAGGGGTAGCGTAAACGAAGAGGCACTCAGTACCTTCATACAAAAGAAACAGGCTGAGGACGTAGAAGAGCAGCTTCGTGACATAATTATCGATACTCGGGGTACCGCAGCTTGGCAAGAGCTGTTGAAGCTACGGGTACAAGTCCGTAAAGATCGGCAAGAGCAAGAGCGCTTGGAACGGGTACGGATTAGAAAACGTAATCAGAACATAATGATTGGGGCTGTTCTGCTTATGATATTCGCGTTTATCGGCTTCTCATTATGGGTAGCATTTAAGATATTCACGGGATAAACCCCAGAATGTACTGGACAAATCACCTTGTACATGGTATAATAAACTCTAGGAATTACTATGGCAGAAGACATTATATCTCAGGTCGAGAAAAAAGCAGGGGTTGGAAGCACATCAGCAGACTTGCCAGAAGGCGCAAAGCTATCTGAGTCTATCCAAAAGATTGACACGTCTGCAGATTCGGGTACAATTATTAAGGATGCTGAAGCTCTAGGCACTATTCAGGTACAGGCTGAACAAGTGTCAGAGACAGGCTTAGATGTACCTTTACCGATGCGGGACATAGCACCTCAATACGAGGCATACGTACCTGAAGGTACTCCAGAGGCCGTAGCCGCTCAGGGGCGTCCTTCTGCTGAGTCTCTCGTAGGTGATATTCAAGGTACTGTATCAGATAAAGCTATTGCACAGGCGGCTACAGGCGAGTTAGATCCTCGTGCTACCACGCAGTACCAGATTGGTGAGCTGTTTAAATCATTTGAGGAGGGGCGTGAGCCCCCAGCATGGGCGAGCCCAGCTATGCGTACTGTAACAGCAATGATGCAGGCTCGTGGCTTGGGCTCTTCGTCTATGGCGTCTGCGGCAATGACGCAAGCCATTATGGAAGCAGGTATCCCGATTGCTAAGGCCGATGCTGACAAGTACGCTGCGGTTCAGCTAACGAACATCAACAATAAACAACAGGCTGCGCTACAGAACGCAATGACATTTGCAGCTATGGATAAGGCTAATCTTGATGCTCGTATGACTGCTGCAGTTAATAATGCCCGTGCTTTCTTGACTATGGATACGCAGAATCTGACCAATGCTCAAAAAACAGAAGAGTTAAATTATCAAGGCTACATACAGAAGATGCTGTCTGATCAGGCTGCTGAAAACGCAGCCCGCCAGTTTAACGCTCAATCACAAGCACAGGTAGATCAGTTCTTTGCTCAGTTAGATGCGAGCATCGAGGCGGCAAACATGAATCGTAGGGCTGCTCAAGAACAGTTCAACGTCAATGAAGCGAACTCTATTGCACAGTACAATGCTGACCTGCAGAATCAACGCGATCAATTTAACAAGAATATGCAGTTACAAATTGATCAATCCAACGCACAGTGGCGGCGTCAAGCAAATACTGCGGATACAGCAGCGGCAAATGAGGCAGCACGTATTGATGCTCAGAACTTATTTAATATGACAGAGCAAGCACAGAACTTGCTATGGAATGCGTACCGTGATGACATTCAGTGGGCTTTGACAACTGCAGAGAACATAGCACAGCGCAATCATGATATGGCGGCACTCGCAATGAGCCTAGAAGCAGAGTTCTCGTTTCTTGCAAGCCAACAGGAGTATGAAACAGCAGCCCAACTAGGAAACTGGGGTTATGAGCTTCTGTTTGCAAAAGGTACCGTTGTTGGAGATTGGATACGTAATCCTAGTTTTGACTGGCTTAAAGATGATTGATACTACAGGAACCACTACATCATGAGCACATTCGATGATTTTATAGAAGGCGCAAGCAATTTTGCAACAGGCGTAAAAGATACAGTTACATCCTTAACTATAGATGATCTAAAATCCGGCATAAGTCTTATTAAAGATATCAAAGATATTGTATCTCAAGATCAGAGTAAGGATCAACCGTTTGTACCTCGACGCATGAGTACGATGAAACGCCCCGGAAGCTCTCAGGGAATGGCTTATGGGCGTCCATCTGCTTTACAAGCTCTAGGATTTACTACGTCTCAAGACATGGTTGATGCTACTAACAGAGTACTCAACTCAAATAACGAGACAATACGTGCGGAGTTTGCCCGCTCTCGAAGATTTAAAGGGCAACCCACCATTGGTCTTGACACACGACAGCCTATTGATGTCGCTGCACCACGAGTAGCACCTGCTAAAACTAATAGCGGAGGAGCGTAATATGGCGTTTAACAATCCATACAAGAATAGAATGATATCGGGAGCGCCCCCCGGATTTAGTTTAACCCAGAGTACTAACCCGTGGGCTAAACCGCCACGATTTACTACGGTAGATGACGCGCTTGGCTTTGTGATTGATAGATTAAAAAACCCCCAATATCGGGATCAAACTAAGAAGCTAATTTACTCTGGTACTCCAATATCTGTACTTGCTAGGACTACAGCTATTCAGGGCTTTTCTGAGAATCTGTGGAACCCAGACATAGCAGAGCTAATTCGCCCCGCTCTTATGATGTACTTGACATCTGTCGCTATCGAAGACAACGACGATATCCCGTTCCGCATGAGTTATGAAGATCCTCGAAACGCCGTCATGCGTGAGGTTGATGAAGATTATAATTACTTAGAAAAGATGAAAACCCAGAACCCGAAGCTGGCTAATATGGTCATGAACCAGATGAAAGCTGAGAATAATGCCCGTGATAAAAGGGATAGTGAGGAGCTTGCTCAACGGAGTCGAGAGCGGTTTGAGAAAAAGGCCGAGAATAAACCTACGGGTAGTTTCCTAAATACCCCTGTAGAATCTAATAAAGCGTAGGAACATAACATGAGTTTTTTATTAGGATTAGTTAACGGTGTTGCTACTGCGGCTGTAGAAGACATTAAAACTCAGCGCAAGTACGAGGCAGAAGCGCAAGAAAGATTCCGTGAGTTGTATCAGACACATACTGCCAACAGAGATAGGCTGGCCTTTTCTGTAAGTGATGCTACAGTAAGAAACTCAGGGTGGATTAGCTCTATGGATTACTATAGTCAACCTATGGAGACTAAACCATATAACGCATTGAATTACGGCGATAAGAATCCAGATCAAACGTATCTAAGGCTAATAAATCTAGAAACGCCAGATGGTGTTCCTCTTGTAAATCATTTGGTTGCACTAGCAGAAACAGGAAATACGGATGCAAAGCGGGATCTCCAAAGGTATGGTGAAGCTATAGCAGGTGCCGTACAGGGTATTCAAAGAGAGTATGGTACACAGAGAAATCCAGAGACAGGTGCCATTACCCCTTTGGATATATCAAATCGCCTATACCTAGACAAACTAGATGATCCAGATATTAGTCCAGTACTCCGTCAGATAGTAGCAACTTCAGGTGAGAGGGCTACAGGTTTATCTAGACCGGAAAACGTATTTGGCAGTACTTATTATCAAACAAATGTGCCAACGGGTAGCGAATATAGCATCCCTCAAGAAGTAGTAGATATTGTAAATCCTATTGCGGATTGGACCACTAATGTACCTCCGACTGCGATTGATCAAATGCTTGGAAGGAACTCTAGAATAATACAGCCAAAGCAAAGAGCGGCTCAGATCAACGGGGTACTAGGCGCTACGTCGAATCCTGAGGCGTACGCAAAGGCTATGAGTCAAACCGTAGATATGCATAAAAACAACTCTATCCAGATTGAGACAACAGGCGGTATAACCGTTGTTGATAGCGCTAAATTCAGTGAAATTTGGTCTCCTCTTTATCTGCCTTCTCGTGGTGATAAATACGTTAGTGGTAATTTTACGAGCTCTGCTTCACTTGTTGGTCTTTCTATTCGGGATGACCGTATATTTAAAGTTCCGGGAGCATCTGCACAGGATACCATAAGAGCTTATCGAGACCGTAACAGCATCAAGATTGACCAGATAAACGCCCGTAGGGATATTGCTGTTGCTATGCAGTCTACTACGAGTGCTGCTATAGACTTGTTAGAAGGGGGTCTCGCAACAAAGGGCATTGTAGGAAAGGCTAACTCACTTATGGTTGGACTTCGAGAGACAGCCAACAAAATCGTAGAGAACGCTGCGTCCATTGAAGGTGAACAGGGAAAATTGTTGGTAAACGTAAGCCAAGCATTTCTTAATAAGTTTGGAGGCACCTTTGATGCGACAGATCCTCTTGCAACAAACGAAGATGGTTCCTATAAAGATGAGAGAGCTGCACAAGCAGCCTTAAACGCTCTGCTTGAATACTACTCAAATACTATTACCTTTCAGGTAGCGCGTATTCGTCAGACATCGTCAGACAGAACCACAGATGCTGACCTTAAACAGGCAGCACTATCAACAAATCTTCAAAGTTTAATACTCTCTAATACTGCCAAAAGTATTGAGATTTTGCGCACACTTAATATGGAAGCTGGTATACAGCTAGAGTACGCCAGAATCATGGCAGGTGAAAACATTAGGCTTATGGAGGGGGCTCAGATGCTTATGGGTAACGTATCTATGAGATATCTATCACCAAGAAAGCCCGATGAGCAAATAACAGGCACACCTCAGACGCAAGATGATGATAATAAAAAAATAGACTCAGCGGGCGGTTCCACTGAAGCAGACTGGCAATAGCTCTTAAAGGAAAGACAGTATCTTATGGCTGATAATTCTTTTGAAACAATTAATTTAGCAGACACTGGCCTCCTTCGAGGCGAGGTACTCCCCACGTCTCAGGATGTTACTGCAGAAGCCGCACCAGACGCACCAGCGCCTATGCCTGAAATTATACGGCAGGGCGAAGGGCAACCTGCTAAACCAGAAGAGATGACAGACGCAGAGCGTTATGCGCAAGAAATAACAGCTCTTGAAGAGCAGGCCTTTGAGAATCAACAGCGTGATGCTAAAGCAGAGGTAAAAGCACAAACGGAGTATAAAAACAGAGTAGAAAACGCCGCAGATACTGTGAATGCTCAACGGGCAAGCACAATGGGATCGTTTGCTATTACAAGCGACAACATGAGTGCATTGCAGAGAGCGTACCGTTCTGTCAATCCTAATCAACCAGAGCCTGAGATATTCTCGCAGTATTTTAGCACAGGAAATATGGAAGAGGACAACGCTACTAAAGCAATTGTTGCGGACGCTAAGGGCTATTTAACCCCCCATCCTATAGGGCCAGACGGAAGACGAGACACTTCCAAGTATCTTCCGGGCGCTATTGACAACGACGGAAATTTTGTACTGGCTAACTTTCACCGAATTCTGTTTAAAACTACCGACAGACGATATGCCGAGTTGGTAGAAAACGGAGGCATGTTCGTACTGTCTAAGTACGTAGAAGGCTCTAAAGCAACAAAAATATCTCTCGACAACACTAACCCTAACTCATTGCCTTTAGCAGTTACAACTCTTCCTCCTGCTCTAGATTATCTGAAGTTGTCTGGTAAAACGTACAACCAAGAGACAAACACGTGGCAAGGCCCAGCACCGCAGGGATGGCTGATGGATCTTAAAGATTTCGTATTTACCACAGATGATGAAAAGTCTGTAGGAAAGTACCGAAATCTTATGAGGAGAGTCGGAATACTTAACCCGTACGATCAACGAGTACTTATGCAACAGCATAATTCAGACTTGCGGGAGGCCGTTGGTACATTAGAGAGCGTTGCTGACTTAGGGCTATTTTATGCAAATTTAGCTTTTGAAACGGCTCTTATTCCGATCAAAGCTGGTGTTCCAGAAGAAATAAAAAAATCAGGATACTTGGGAGTAACTAGCAGAGTAATTACTGATCAGGCTACCGCCGCACGTAAGGGGGAACCAGACCCCTACCGTGACATTACTTACGCGACTTTAAGTCAAGAAGAACGGGAGAAGGCCATTTTTGCTGACGCAGCAGCCACTGCTGTTTTGGCTATTGGTGCTGAGGAAACAATAAAGGCAGAAGCTGAATCTGATCCTACTATAAATGTAATTGTAGGTCTGGATGGCGAAAGAAAGATACAACTGACAACCGACGGGTTTGAGTTCAAGTACTACGCAGAAGTAGTAGCCGACAGGATGGGCATCTCTGTAGAGGGTGCTGAGAAACTTTTAAGTTTCCGTCAAGACATGTTTGAGCGTACGACACGGTTTGTACCTGACGTGATTGGTTTTGGGGCTCCTGCATACGGCGTACGTCTTGCATCCTCTGTCAATCTATTTAAAAACTACTCAAAGTACTTAACAGAAAAGTACGGTACAACTACTGTACAAGGTGCCGTACGAGAGGCAGCAAGGCGCGGAGACGATCTAGTTAAAATCAGAGAAGATTGGGCTAGAACCCAGCTTTTGTTCCCTTCTCTACCATTATTACGAAATATGCGTACACAAAATATCGCAGAAAAGGTAGATATCGGTTTTGGTACAACACCAAAGGGGCAGGCTATAGCCCGTGCTACTCGGCAGTCAGAATTCTCTCAACTACAAGCTAGAATAAATAGAAACTTGGATGTGATGGCAAACCCAAATGCTTCTGTGCTGGACAAAGCTCGCGCAGCCAAGAACTTCGTAAACAATCAAAAAGATGCTGCTGTACTTAGACACGTAAATTCTAGAATGTCACGAGCAGCCATCTCTGCTGTTGGTGAAGAATTTTCCGTAGCTGTTGGGATGGGAGCTGCAGGGCAAACGGTACAAAGCATATTCGGTGAGGATCACACAGTAGCAGCAGAATTCTTTGGTGCCTTTGTGGGAGATTCGTTGATACGCAAGTCTCTGTCTGCAACTGCTGGATTAATCGGAGCAACGGCAGAGTTTGTTTCTGCGCCAGTTACGTCTTTAGTGGGTATCCCAAATTTTGTAAGAGAAGTACGGGATAGGAACAGTCTTATGGCTGCTTTGAGTACACGTCCAGCAGCACAAAGAAATATGATGCTTCAGATGTTAGAAGCTGCTGGCCCAGAAGCAGAAAAAGTGTTGCTAAGTAATTTGGAGGCAATGCGAAACTTAGAACAGCAATCTCTTCAGATATTGGATATTGATGGTAATCCGATATTTAAAGAAGGGGATATGCCTGTCTTGCTAATGAACATCATCGGCATAGATATCGCTGAACAGTTAGCAGACCAAATGACAAATAAAATTGTAGGCATGGATATTCCGCAAGGTACTGCTGCAATGACTGAAGTACTAAATTTCCGCAGAATGCAGCAAGGATACCACAATCAACTTAAACAAGCTATTGCTCGTCTGTCTCCTAATGTAGAGCAAATAGCTAAAACAAATCCAGAATTAGCCTCGATTATTACACGAGCTGATGAGTACTTGAATTCAAAAACACAGGTACTGGATGACAATTTAAAACGAGCAGAGGAAGCTCTTAGTAGTTTAGCAGAGCAACAGCGTATGTTATTCGAGTACGGGGTAACTGTTGATGGTATACCTGTTGTATCCGCAACAGATATTGTCAGTCAGTCTAACCGAAAAATCTTACAAGATAACGTAGATGATTCTGGCAAGATTGTTAACTATGAAAAATACCTGTCTCAATTAGAAGCTGAAGCAAAACGCCTTCAAGGGAACTATCTTGAAATATCCCAAATGCACAGTGGCATTGGCACAATTAATAGCGGCACCAATGTAGGCATACGTCTTGCTGGGGATGCTGCAGGTAATAAAGAGATGGATCGCAGCATAAGAGATGCGAACTATGACGCAGTCAAAGCCCCGTACGCCGATTTGCCAGAGTCAGAAGCGCCCATGATGGACGCAACCGCATTCTTTACCGAGTTAAGAAGGAATAATGGTTTATCTTTTATGGATAATCCAGACTATACTTCTACTTTAGATGAGACACTGGACTTAAATGTGCGGAATGGTCTGGGATTAGGCATAGGTGGTAAGAAGCCAGAGAGCCGTGTAGGACTTAAGTTTGCAAACATACCTGCCCTACGCAGCATATCAAACACGCCGTTGGGAAATATATTCGGTATAACGGCTGATATGAACTTGGGAGTACAGGCTGACAAACTTAATCAAGTGGTTAGGGGTATTCAGAATACCCTTATCGAAGCAGGGAGTAACTCAGATTTTGCAACGATGAAGGTGGGATCGTCGCCAGTTGAAAACTGGTTCTTTATTCGGGATCTCATGTCGAGCAATGATCCAGCAGTATTGGCTGCTCTCAGCCCAGACATGACCCCAGAAATTGCAAGTACTATTGCATCTAACATGAAACTTGGACTCAGTATAGACGAGTATAAAGGTGTACGAAGTGCTCTATCTGTATCAGACAGGGTTGCCCAGACTCCTTCTGGCGTTGCTGCAATACGTGCACGTACTGATTTAAATACTATAGCTCTATCTGACGATCTAGGTTTTAGTACAGGGTTCTATGGAACTGAGCCTACATCTGTGGTCTCCGACATTAAAGATACGCTTGGCAGAGCAGACAAGTTTAACACAGAGTATCAACAACGCTGGTTTGACCGTAACACAAAAACATATAACCTGTCACGTCTAAGCAAATCCAAGCAAGCAACAGCAATGGATGATCTTGTCAACTCAACAATGGATAAAGTTCAGAAGGGTAGGACGGAGAACATTGAAGCTGCTGTGGATTCAGAGCTAGGATCTGAACTGGCCCGATTGCTTGGGGGTACGTACGACCCAGACCAAAAACGCTTCTTCTTAATAGAGGGAACGCCACAAGCAGAACTGGCTAAATCCCTCATTATTCAGTACAGCAATAACCTGTGGTGGACATCAGAGAGCGGTGAGCAACTACGAAATGCAGCCAAATCAGGCAAGATAAGTATAACCGCAGAAATAGATCCAGAACGTGCTCAAGCTCTTGCTATCCATTATGGTAAAGAGGCTTTAGTACACGGATCTATAGATTCTCAGACTCTGTTGTTAAGGTTGCAAGCGCTGGAACAGATCCCAGTATATAAAGCAGATCCAAATACAAAAGCGTTGCTTAAAGTGGATGGAGAGCCTCAAACAACATATCTATTTGAAGACGGAGAGCTCTTTAGATTCTCAAACCCAGAGCAGTATACGGACGGTATTCCTGCAGACCAACAAATATATAGTATACGAGAGGGTTTGCGTAACGCTACGGATAACTTAAACAAAGCCTACGATGAAGTAAAAAGGGATGTAGCACAGTACTCTACAGCAGAACGCGAAGCCTTAAAGCCTTTGCGAGATTTAACCCAGCGTCTTCAAAGAAACAATATGTCCTCATCAACGCTGCTTATAGATCATATAACTAGCGGTAACTTGAACGACATTATATCTCTGAGAAGTGCGTACGTCACTAGAACTCTTAGTGTAGACCCCTCTATGACGCAAGAAGCTGCAGAGACAATCTTTAACAGGCAAATGGCTCATCTGCTGTCTTTTGAGGTCCTGCAAAGAGTTTCAACAAATGGTGTACCTGATCCAGAAAAACTTGGAGCGGCTCTCAATGATCCGACAATTGTTCGGGCTCTTGACGAGTTTGCACCGGGGGCAAGACAGAATTATGAAACCATACTAGATATCTATTCTGGATTTAGAAGGCCCGATTCCAAAAACAAAATCAGCATCAGAAAGGTGCCGACCGAGATTACACTTGAGACAGAATTCTCCAAGTTAAATTCTGTATGGATTGGTAAGCTCGGACTGAAGCAGTACGGTTTCCAGTTTGCTATTCGGCAGGCTAGACAAAATCAGCTACTTGCATTTAGGGCTCTTATGACAGACCCTGAGTTTGGACGCATGCTTATTGACGTGCTTGAAAAGGGTGAAGGTCTGACTCTTAAGCAGGCGAAGAACATAGAGCTGCGTCTGTACACCGTAATGGCTCGTGACCTGTACTTGACTCAGCAATCAGGAAGAGAGGGTATAGTATCATCTACAATTAACTCAGGTCGTGCCATACTAAGCACAGTGAGTAATGGTGTTTATAATCTGATGGTGACAGGCCCAGACGGTAAGCAGAAGCCTCTGACAGCACCCGGAGGAAGTATGCAAGAACAATTGAAACAACTAGGAGTACAATAATATGAAGAGTTATTACAACGGACCAAATGGCATGCGCTACGGCGGTACTGCCCGTAAACCAATGATGTGTGGTGGTGAAGCACACGGTACTAAAAAGAAAAAGAAGATGATGGCAGGTGGTATGGCAAAAAACTCGACTGAAATGTCAGCGCCCGCACCAATGACCGCCGCTGCGAACATGGTGATGCCACAAAAGATCTAAACTTCTATAAAAACTTAAAGGGTTGGGCTTTTCCCGGCCGACGAAAGGGCGCTAGTCTTACTGGCGCCCTTTAGTTTTATGGGATGGGGTTTTTTTATTTGCTACCGAAGCGTTTGTACCACAACCAAGCATGTAACTTGCCCGAGTACTTACTCAATAGTGTAATCGGGACGCTGTGCCAGAACCAGTGATTGTATCTCATAAATGGTCTATTCCTCGTAAGGTTTGTCGTTGTCTATGCGACGCTTTAATCCGTACCCATCGTAGTACCACTTCCTGTCTTTAGGGTCAAGAGGTATGGGAGGAAGACCGAGAGGCAGCTCGAGCTGTACCTCCTCCTCAGCTTTGGACGTATCCATACGCTTTCTCCATGACTTCACTGCCCGCTGTTTTCAGGTAGCGTAATAAGGATGCAATCTGGAAGGTACCATCAAAGTCTGGAGCTTCCTGCTTCATAGTTTCTGTAAACAGATCAGGATCTACATAATCCATTTCAAGTTTAACATCCCCGTTTCTCGTTAGGCCGCACTGAAGAGTAAACAGTGCATCTATCTTTGTTGTTGGTTTTTGTTTCATGCCTCAATCTTTTTAAGCTGGTTAATGGGAAGGTTGTAGCAGTCGGCACGGAATATGAAACCGTTCGACGGGTCTACATCGCCACGAGTGTAGCGAGTAGCTTTGGTGTAGAACTCGGACTTCTCTATTAAACCGAGTATCCATGCACGACGCATGTTATGAAGTACACGTACAAAGACGTAATCGTCGCAGTCTTGATCTGAGCCGTGTGCCGCGACAGAACAGTCGTAATGCCCTTGAGGGATGCTGTCACACCGCTTAGTCTTAACGTCGATACGACGCCCATCATGTACGAGATCGTAGTGATAGGTATTGGAGAATTCGGCGTTAAGTACTCGCTGTACAAGTACTTCACCGACGGAACCGAGCGTGTTGCTCTGACCGTTTGTTATGCTACCTGCAAGTATTGGCATGTTGGATGCCCGTTTGCCAGCTTCTACAAGTATGTCTTCTGTAATATCAATCGCTATCATCTTCTAATGCCTCTATGTAATCGGGATACACAAATACAGGGGTGCCTTCTCCGACATACGCACCAAGTATGTTGTACTCGAAGTACTCGAGAGCATCAACCGTATTCATTCCGTGATCTTGGACGAGAATGTCGATGCACTTTGATGAATCGTACACGAGGATGTTGGGGGCACCACAACGGCACCCTAGTCCAATTATAGCATCATCAAAGCCATCGACTTTCATCATCGTATTTACTCCGCCGCAACTATGTCAACAATCTCACAGGCACCTGCAGAACAAGCCAATTCACGATTACCGTTAGTTGTGTCGTGTGTCTCGAACTGCCCCATATCCATCCAATCTATATCCTTTGGCATGGTCATGTCAACATTAATTATGTTGCCTTCAGGGGTTTCTATTTTTTGGAACTTGCCGTCATACTCTTCTTTTGTGATATCTTGGTACGGAGCTTGCTTGTACGTGTGATCGCTGAAGGGCAAGAACGAGATACCGCTAACCAGATCGAAATGCTCGTACACCCAAGCACCAACCTCGAGCCACTCGTGCTCTTTGACACTGATCGTCACGGACGGTTTGTGCTCGCACCAGTGCATAGCGTACACTTTCCACAGCTCAAGTTGTTCGATAGCTGTCATGTCATTACGGCATGTAGCGCCTTCTGGAGAACGTGTGATGAAGCTAAACACAGTCGTATTGTCAGGCTTCATAACGTCAGGCTCATTAGGTACGCCCTTGTTAATCAAGAACTGTGTGAGCGGATCTTTGTTATCTCCGCGTACAGTACGTACATAATAGGGGTTGTGACGGGCGTGAATACCACTAGCAGAGTCTGTTAACTGGGACACAGTACCTGATGGCTTGACACACGTAATGGCTGTGGATGGGTTAATACCGATCTGCTCTGCCACGTACGCATTCTGGGTCACAGCGGCTTGGCGCATCTTAACCAACCAGCGATGTGAATCTACCGTCTTAGATAGTACAGAATGGTCCATAATACCCGTGAGTGAAACCCCGAGAAGACGCTCTTCTGCTGTGTTGTTCTCCCACACTTTACGTAGGTACTTGAAGTTTGTCAGCGTAGACTGAAACGTACCGAGAGTTGTTGCAAGACGTACCTTATGCGTAAGAGTCTCAATAGTATCTGTAGCGCGTACGACCACTTCTGATAGGTTACAGAACTGGTACGGACGAAGGATAATCTCTGAACAGGGGTTGCACCCGAACTCGTGATCCCCGTCACGGCGACCATTCTCAAGTACTTTCTTACGGGCGGCGTCTCTATTGAAGATGCCACGCTCTCCGCTCTTACTATCGTACAGAGAGAGCCACTCTTTCATGAACGTACCGATGTCTGGGCGTTTCGAGTACGAGACAGAGTTATTGGCGAGGGCACGTTGTCCGTTGTCCTCCCACCACATGCCCGCTTTGGCGTGTGCCATCTCACGGTTCGATAAATCAGATAGACTGATAAGGGCAGAACGACGTACACCACCTACCACAACAATCTCACCGATCTTGCACATGATGTCGTGGCACTCAAGAGCAGAAAGACGACGACCCGCCGCTTTCTTGAAAATGTTGATCGTAAAGTCACATAGCTCTAGGAGAGGTTCAGGGCCCGATGCACGACCTCCCATAGTCTTCAAGCGCTCACCTGCAGGACGTACGGCTGATACGTCGATAGAAGGTATCTGTCCTGCGTACAAAAGAGAGATAAGCTCGCGGTATGAACGTGCCCATCCGCTGCGGCTGTCCGCAACGTGTACGACAGTGGGAGACTTTTCAAAGTGTTCGTTAACGATAGGTAGCCTACCGACGTTAGACTCCTCAACAGAGAATCCTACACCCGTACCGCACATCAAGATGTACATGCACTCATCGAATGCACGAGGGCTGTCAACAGGTACGTACGAACAGTTGTATCCGACGATATTGTCACGCTCAAGGGCGGGGCCTGCAGTCATCAGGCAACGCATAGACGGCATGATATCAAGATTAAGAACAGCCTCCTCCAACTCTTCTCGGAACTTTTTATTCAGTTTATAATTATGGTTGTCCAGCAGATGCTTCTCCATAAAGTTGAAGTACCGAGCAACGGTTTCTTCCCACGTCTCACGGCGGTTCTGTTCAGGTAGCCATCGAGCGTAGCGCGACTTATGGATGAATTGTTGGTAGACGGTTGGTAATCGATTAGATATCATGACATTATGCCTCCTCTTTCTTTTCTTCGATTTCGATTAGTTTAGTTAAGTACCACTGAGCTTTACGTAAATCCTCAAGCCCATTTTTATACTGCCAACGCCAAAGGTACTTCATGACATTGCCTTGTAGGTAGTTGATGAA